GAGATTGGTAATGTTATAAACAAAACCGTAGTTGTCCCGAATAAGGCTACCATCAAAGGGAACACCCAAATAGATCCATGGATTCTCATAATCAATATCGATACTCATCAATAATGTTTAATACCTTATCGAGATATTTATGTGCCATATCTCGATCCCCCTGCCATATAGTAGCAGGTTCTTCGTATACATCATTTTTTAATTGAAGTACACGATTTTTCAACTCTTCCTTTTTCAATTCATTCTTAGGCATAATTATACAAAAAGTCGTTTCCCCTATTTAAGCACACATCAGAGTTGGAATCCACTGAATGTGTCCTTTTTCACATCTTGCTTGATTCCACCAACCACATAGGACTCCACCTCAGTCTCCTGTGGTGCCACCTGAAGTCCCTTAGAGGAGATCCAATGCTGTGTCCATGGCAGAGGGTTGTTACTGGCTGGGATGTCATACTGACGCTCCAAACCTACAGCCACAAGACGACGATTAGCGATCCACTCAACATACTGCTGAAGAAGTTTATCATTCAATCCAATCATTGATCCATCTTTGAACAAGTAATCTGCCCATCTTTTCTCTTCATTAACAGCACGATCAAAGGCTTTGTATGTCCACTCCTTTTCTTCCTTCATGATCTGTTTCATTTCAGGATCATCACCCTGTTTCCATTTGTTCAAAATGTTTTGGGTGATGGCAAGGTGTTGGTTCTCGTCTCTTGCAATAAGGGAGATGATCTTAGCGGATCCCTCCATAAGTTTGAGCTCACCGAAGGCGAAACTACAAGCAAAAGAAACATAAAAACGAATACCTTCCAGTATGTTGACATTAGCAACTGCTCTGTAAAGTTTGCGTTTCACATCTTTAATTTCCCATTGTGAGGATGGAGAAGTTCTAAAGTCTTCCCTCCACATGTTGCCATTACCCCATGTCTGAGCACTATTGATGAAATCATCATATGCCTCTGTAACGCTGCTAGCACGTTCTAGGATGCGAGGATCAGTAACAATCTTATCAAATACCTCTGAAGGATCTGCATAGATGTTCTTAATGATGTATGTGTAGGAGCGACTATGGATCATTTCCATGAATCCCCATACCTCCATACATGCTTCTAGTTCAGGTAAGGAACAGTAAGGAATGAATGCCATTCCAGGTCCACGACCTTGAATAGAGTCAAGCATGATCTGATACTTCAGATTAGAAGTATAGATGTGCTTCTGCTCTGGGCGAAGAGTCTGATAGTCACCACGATCCTTTTGTAAAGACACCTCCTCAGGACGCCAAAAGTATCCTAATTGTTGTGTAGTAAGTTTATCAAATATAGGATATTTGTATGAATCATATCTCTGAACACCCAATGGTTTACCAAAAAACATTGGTTGCTTTTTGGTATTTACTTGTTCGGTGTTAAAGACAGTCATGCCTTCAACTTTCTTTTCGTTGAGTTTAAAATCCATTAGTTTCCTACTTAATCCAATAGTCTGCTGCTACACATATTCTTTTTTTATTTGTCTTCCCAGGATCCCCCGGTAAATGGGGTAACATGGCGTGGTAGATAAACCACTCATTTATGATATAGGGCAGATCAAAAAAATCTTTCTTTTTAATATCGGGTTGATTAGAAAATCTGGTTGTTGTTGAACCCTCAGGAAGGGTTAAGTATAGTACACCAGACAACCGATAATAATCATACCTACCTCTGTCATAAGTATGATTGTGCCAGAAAGGACCGACTTTAGTTGTTCTACCTTGATTTTGCAAATCGATTTCAAAATCAGTCCAACTGACAGAAATCCATCCCCTTGCTTCATAATTCCCCTTCAAATTTAAATAATTTTGACAGGCATTAACAAAAGATTGTTCTAATTTTTTTACAACAGGTTTATCAAAGTCTCCTAAAAATAAAGGAAAGTGCGTATCATCAGGATCACCAAAGATAGAACACTGAAAACCAGGTCTAAATGGATCTCCCTTTGCATTTTCACTTAATTTAATTAGATCATTAATCTCTTCATCAATTAATCCCGAACTATACTGACGAATATTTAGTTTATCAAACCGCGCAGGATTCACATTCACCTTCATCAGCATTCTCTAGTTCTGATAACATAGTATTCAGTTTTTCTTTGTCATCCTCTACTTCATCAGACTTAAGATCGTTCGTGTTCTGGTAGTAAGAGGTTTTCCAACCGTACTTATATGTAGTCAAAAAGTCTTGTGCCATGACGGACACTGGTACTTCGTTGTCAGGATAATTCTCGGGGTTATAACTCCAATTGCCGCTGATTGCTTGATCGAAGAATTTTTGCATTACAGCAACAATATTAATATACCCACGATTATTGGGCATTTCCCACAGAAGTGTGTAATTATTCTTTAAAGATCCGTAGGACGGAACCACCTGTTTAAGCGGTCCCTTTTTGCTTTTTTTAATGGACAAATAGTCTCTAGGTGGCTCGATTCCATTTGTTGCGTTTGACACAACGGAACTGCTCTCTGATGGCATTTGAGCAGACAATGTTGAATGCCGTAGTCCGTGGGTGGAAATAGATGCGCGAAGAGTCTCCCAATCATGAACCAACTTTTCAGAAGAAATTTCATCTACATCTTTCTTATATGTATCAATAGGAAGAATACCGTCAGCATACTTTGTACGTCCAAAATATTCACAGTGTCCTTTTTCCTCAGCAAGTTTATTGGAGGACTTCAAAAGATAATATTGAAACGCTTCAGAAAGTCCATGAACAGCATCCCACGCCTCCTGAGAGTCATATACATACCCCAGTTTAGCAAGGTAATGTGCTAAACCAATAAAACCAATACCAAGAGATCTACGTGCCCTTGTAGCGATCTCTGCCGCCCTCACAGGGTACTTCTGATAGTCAATTAGTTCTTCAAGTCCACGTACAGCAAGATCACAAAGATTTTCAAGTTCTTCATCAGACTTTACTTTCCCAACATTGATAGCTGAGAGAATACAAAGTGCGATTTCACCATACTCATCATCAATATGATTAAGGGGATGGGTAGGTAAAGTGATCTCTTGACAAAGATTAGACATCTCAATCTTATCTTTAAAGGAAGAATGTGAGTTACAGTGATCAATATTCATGATGTAAATACGTCCAGTCTCTGCCCTCTCTTTCAGTAGATCTAAAATTAGTTCCTGTGCTCCGATAGTTTTCTTTGGAGTAAACTCATCTGATTCATAGCGTACATAGAGATCGTCAAATGTATCAGTACCAAAAGCATCATACAAACCTGGTACGTCGTGCGGTGAGAATAAGCTAATCTCCCCATCTGCAATGAAACGTTCGTAAAAAAGTTTTGAAAGTTGGATTGAGTAGTCAAGTTTCCTCACTCGATTGTCTTCTGTGCCTTTATTATTCTTAAGAACAAGAATGTCTTCTATTTCTTGGTGCCAGATTGGGAAGTGGACAGTTGCTGATCCACCTCGGATGCCATTTTGAGTGCAACATCTGACAGTGCTTTCAAATTTTTTGAGGAATGGTACAACACCTGTGTGCTGAACTTCTCCACCTCTGATTTTAGCGTTGATTCCACGGATGCGACCTGCGTTGATACCGATTCCCGCCCTTTGTGCAACGTATCTGCCGATAGCCATATCAGAAGTAAAGATGCTATCGAGGGTGTCATCAACATCAACAAGAACACAGCTAGCAAATTGTCGAAGTGGAGTTCGCACTCCTGCCATGATAGGTGTGGGAATGTTGATTTTGTGTTTGGAGATTGCGTCATAATACCTCTTGACGTAAGACATTCTGGTGTCTTTTGGATATTCTGCAAAAATAGTTAGAGCAATCATAATATACATGAACTGGGGAGTTTCATAAACTCCACCACCACTACGATCTTGAACAAGATACTTATCTACAACTTGACGCAATCCTGCGTAAGTGAACATAAAATCTCGATGGTGATCGATAAAGGAATTTGCTTTATCTATTTCTTCCTTTGAATATTTAACAAAAATCTCTTTGTCATAAACATCTTTGGAAGTACAATCCACAATATGCTTTTCAAGATGAGGAAGTTGTCTCATCTTTCCATACAATTGCTTTCTAACAGCAAACAGGAGTAACCTAGCAGCAACAAACTGATAGTTTGGATGATCAAGATCAATCAAATCACTTGCGGATCTAATCAAAATTTCTTGAATTTCATCAGTGGTAACACCATCATAAAATTGAATACCAGATTGCATCTCCACTTGACTTGCAGATACTCCAGCAAGACTTTGACATGCCTCTTCTACCATGAGATGCATTTTATCCAAATCAAGAGATTCAATTCTACCGTCTCTTTTTTTAACCTTGATGCCGTTGCTCATATTTTCTTCCAAGTGTTGAATTTAAGTTTAGCTTCTAAACCACTATAGGTGTTACATTCTACGATCTTTTGAACATCATGTCCAGCGATCACCATATCATTTATATCTTTTTCTTGAATGTATGATGGAAAGATAACTACGGAGTCGCCATTATCGATTGTGCGTCCAATCCGCCTGACGATTTCATTGTTCCTTGGTTCATTATCATAAATCCAAACACAGTTGCTAATCCCCCAACGATCAACATCAGCATCAGCTCCGCACATAGCAATCGAGTTGCGAATGAACGTGCTGTCAAAAGGTCCTTCTGTGATATAGACTGGAGCATCCTTTCTGATGTTATCGAGTCCGTAGATTTTTGGTGCGTCATCATTAATCATTACCGTGATATATTTAACCGTGCTTAATCCTAGAGATCTCCCCTGCAATCCAATTAAGTTCTTTTCATAATAAAGTGGAATTATTATCCTCTCTTCATCATGCTTTACACTATTAAAAGTTTGTTTAAGTGTATTTACAAATTTCTTAAAGTTTTCTGCATAGTAAAAATCATTTGAGTTGAGTTTTCTAGCAGTAAGATATCCGTCTGCACTGGGATTCTCCGATGCCTTTGGTAAATTTATCTTCTTCTTGAATTTAGGTGTTTCAAATTTAAATACTGGTTCGTCAACAACAAAGTTTTTGCCAGTATGTCCTTCTTTAAACTTCTCTAATGAATATTGTTTATGAATAACAGGATCAACATGTTTCAGAAAGTTGTTAAAAGACATTGAAGCACCACAATTATGGCACTTAAAGTTAGTGTTAACCTTTACTGAGTAAATATAACCCCGTGCTTTATTCTTATGCTTCTTTGAGTCACCACAAACAGGGCAACGAAAGTTGTAAAGATTTGGTTTTACTCTTTTGAATTTTTCTAAGCGTGCGGATATAAATCCAACATACTTAGAATCAATATGATCCATTCACAAAAGTAACTGCTGGTGCCACTATAGCACTATTGGTGGAGGATAACAAGGGTTTAAGAGTTTTGATTGCTTGTGGATTTGTTAGAACTAGAATTGCTCCCAGTGCTCCGATGCCAATCCAAAGTTTCCGTTCCAGTAATGATAATCGTTGAGTAACGATGTCATGATCGCTGTCCATTTTATCACGGAGTTTGTCGATTTTATCAAACAATACTTCGTCGATTTCTTCTTGCTTAGAAATTCTTTGTTCATGGACGGCTAACATCCTAGACACATTATTATTTACCTCAGCAATTTTTTCAATTGCAGAGTCTAACCTTGAAACTAGAGTTTCAAAGTTTTCCAACCTCGTTTCTAAGACAGCAACCTTTACTTCTTCTTCCATTATCTACGCCACGTTCTACGTGTACCGTATCTTCCTACAGGAGTAGGTTTTCTTTTTTTCTTTTTCAAATTTACAGGAGGATCATCGCCTGCCTCTGCAGTACCAGCGATCTTACCATCACCAACATTATTAGTAGGAGCACCTCCAGAGGCACCAGCACCCATCATCTCTCTAAAAAGATATAAAAATTTATCTACTGATTTACTGTTCATTGTGAAAGAAAATAAGTTTTTCCATACAATTTTCATCTATATTCAAATCATGAATATAGGTTTGTGGATAATCTGGTAATTTATCTAAAAACAATACAAATGTTTTAAGACAACCCCAAAGTTCCTGCTCATCAATTTTATAAAATAACATAGGAGTTGTTGCTTCACCAAAAATATTGTAAAGAACAATAAAATGATTTAAGAGAAGATGTGTCTTTAATTCACCAGTTGACTTATATCGTTTAAGCAACCGTTTAATATATTTAAAGTGATTCAAATCTTTATCAAAATCTTCTCTTGTTACAGCCTGAGGATTTTCATAATTTTTAATTGCAAAGAGGAGAAAATTCTCCGAATTCAACTCATTAAATAACATTACATCCTATCAGTTAGCGTTTTCAATATTGGGATAAGAAGGAACGTTACCGGTAGAGATGCCAGACATGGCAACCAGAACTTCACTCTTAACTCTAAGGTTACCCTCAGTGTCTATGTAGGTTGTAATACCAACCCATCCAGCACTAGTTTCATATACACCTCCAGCAGCGTCTTCTACTCCAGTTTTGCCTACACCATAGACATTTCTAGAGTATCCACCTTTTTGTCTCTTAACTTGGATAGCATCACCTGCGCTAATAGCAGCAGTGATATTACTTTCAAGCCCAATAGCGAAGTGATGATCAAACGCAAATACTTGATCAACAAAGGAGTCCAAAAGGAGAGTGCCATTGGTGGCAATGCCAGCCGTTAACACAGGATCGATGGTAAAGAACGTTGCACCAACACCAGTTACACCAAGGAGTTGATTACCATTAGAATTATGAATAAGACTGTCAGTATCTAAACCAGGAACTGTACCATTAACGAAAATTCTATCAGAACCGATGCCACTATTAAAGTTAGCGTGGAAGGTAGCAGTTCCTACACCAATGATTTTGATGTTATTTCCATCATTTACGATGAAGTCGCCAACCTTAACACCACCAGTTGATAAGAGAGTAGTTTTAACATCAAGAATAGATGCGCCTACACCTGTGGTTGCTGTTGCAGAGTTTGCTGTTTTAATAATTTCGTTAACAAGCGTTGGTGCGCCATCATTGATATTATCGTCCTCACTAAAGGAACGATCAAGAACGGTGGATTTAGGTGCCTGAGAAACCTGGAATGTGGTTCTTCCAATAGCAACACCATCAAGTCCCATAGTGGAACCAATAGTGAGAGATGTAGTACCGGCAACAGAGACAACAACAGCATCTCCCATATAAACGCCAGGTTTATCGATTACACCGAAACGGATAATGTCTCCTTCTTGAACTTCACCTGTCTCACCAAACTTTGTACCATTACCTTGATCTTCTAAGTTAGAACCGGTGACAATACCGGTTTGATAATCCAAGGTAACTCTACCTGTTGCAGTGATATTGTCTTTATTGCCCCAGAGTGCCATGTCTTAACTGCCGATAATTTATTTGCTATAAGATATTTATAATTTATTCTTCTCTCGATTTAATCGCCTTTGTTACAACTTCTAAGAGTTGATCATCCATATCAGTCTTGGTTAACTTAACTGCCTTAGCAAGAATAACAAGACAGATCTCAACCATTTTCTCACCGAGTTCTTCATTCTCAGGAATTTTATTAATAGCATCAGTAATAATTTTTGATGCCAAGGGAAGTAAAAATGCAAGCATGGTAAATCTCAATTACTAATACTATATATTCTCTAAAAACTCCTTAAGAGATTTCTTTTTAGGAAGTCCTTTATGCTTAGTTGATGCAAAGTCTTTCGCATCACTCTTCTTCATGGATGCTGCTGCTTGGGCAACCTCAGGAGAAGGGTTAGTCATGTCACCTTTCTTGGTGGCATAAACCATACCCATAAACCTTTGCTGTGCCTTTGATACGGCAGGCATTACTTCTTCTTGGTATCCATGATAGCACCCTGACCATGCTTGGCACGGATGCTTGCCTTTACTTTCTCAAGTGCAGACATACCATCATAGGGTTTTTTCTTTCCACCACCCATAGCAACATTTTTAGTAGCACTCTTGTAACGGTTGTTGCCGTCAACACCACCACGTTCCATGCGACGATCTTTCAAGGAATCTTCAGTCTCTTCACCCATGCGTTTTGCAACGCCCAATGCTGCTTTTTTAATTCTACTCTTGATACCTGCTTTAGCAACTTTGGGTGCATCAGCAACTCTCTTCTTAGCAGTAGAGGCAGCACTCTTTACCTTGTCCTTTGCTGCATCGGCAGCGAAGGCAACATCAACTGCTGCGGTGGCAGCTTTCTTTTTAACATTACCAGCAACTTCTCCAGCCCTTCTCTTCATAAATTTAAGGCGTCCTTTAACTCTCTTCATCATTTCCGCTCTTTTATTCTTAGCATCTGCATCTTTAGATGTTTTTACAGCAGAATCATAGTAACTATCACTTACTTCATTAAGTTGTTCAGTTAGAGCAAACTCAATCGCCTCTTCAACATCATCATTTGAATATCCTTCACCAATTAATTCAAGATAAACACTTTCAACAATATCATCAAAATCTTCTTCTTTGATTGACTCAATCAGAGTGCCACCAATTTCTTGTATTGCTTCTCCAAGTTTAGGGTTGATGATTACTTTATTTTTTACTTTCTTCTCTTTAATTTTTTTACCACTTTCTTCATCATCCATTATTTCACGAAGATCATTCCTCCAACTGGAGTAACTTTCCTTCTTCATTTTATTTCTTTTTTCAATCTCTTTATTTTGTCTCATAATATCTTTGATGCTACCAGAGATACCAGTGAACCCATCCTTAGAAGGATCAGTCTGTTTCTTGGAGTCATCCTTATATCCACCAGCAGCGGCGGCAGCACGACGATTCTCATCTACCTGCTCAACTTCCTCATTCTTCACATCATTTCTATTATTCTTTTCAGCATCCTTGTTCAGTGCCTTGACAATCTTACCAGATTTTTTGCCTGCCTCAGTTCCTTCATCACCACCTTGTAGTGCTGTACGTGACAGGTTACCTGCCTTACGGAACATCTTGTTTCTCTTATCTCTTGAGAGTTCCTTGAAACCCTCTTCAACTTCAATCTCTTCCTTACGAGTTTTCATCGCTTTGGCAATTGCCTTACGACGTTTTAACAAATAATTATCTGATTTATCTTTGTCTCCATCATTATCAACATCACCATCTTCTTTACCTACAGGATCAAGTGCTTCCACTTTCATCTTTTCACGTTTAGCAGCAGCCTTCGCTAACAAACGTTCTTTAGCAGCTTTCTGTTCATCCTTAGGGATATTGAACATATCACGATCAGTTTTTAACTTCTCCTGAGGTGGTTCTACTTTGTAAGATTCACGCACAGTTTGTAAGTATACCTTTGAAATATCATCAAGGGGGTTCTTACCGATTCCATTAGGCATGGCTATCTACTACTTTTAGCTTTGTACTTATTTATGAACTTAAGAGAATTAGAATATCCGTTATATACTTTCCCACCAGGAGCAACATTTTTTGCTCCCTCTTGAGATCCTGGAGTTGCTGCAACAGCAGTTTTGTAATATCCACCAGTTCCAATAAGGGTGTTGGGTTTTCCAGGCAATCTCATTCTTCTATTCATAGACTTCTCAGTGTATTCCATTACATCACGAATCCAAGATTTAAACATATATTCTTGCTCAGTCACACAAATAAGATGATTTGTCCCTCTACGAATAATCTTACCAATCAATCCGGTATTAAGATTTTCAACAATGTCACCCATTTTGTAAATAAATCCATTTACATATTGTTCTCTTAATCCCCTTTGATCATACTTAGGAGCAATCTCCCACATTTCAGCAGTGACTTTTTGTTTCTTAATTTTCATTCCTGAACGAACTGCATCATATAGTGATTGTGTATCAGCATCAGCAACTGACTTAGGAACTCCTTTTTTAAATTCTTCATAGTCATCATCAATTACTGCTTTTCTCATCTTTGATGCAGACATTCCCTCCACACCATCAGCGTCAGAGTCTCTTGCTCCAGCAGAAACAACACGGATGTTATCAAAATTATACAACTCACCATTATACTTTGTAGCAAGACTTTCAAACTCTGATTGACGATCAGATCCAACAATGATATTTACATTTTTATATTCACCATCAGCAGTTTGAAGTACATTAAAAATAGATCGCATCTCGTCATCATTAATAATGTTCTCTTCAAAGTCAGGGAACATTTTTTTCATATAAGAAACTTTCATGTCAGCATCAAGAGGATTTTTCTTCGCGTCTTGTGTCCTAGATGGGTAAATTTTTAAATCTCCACCCTCAGATGTTCTCTTAGCCATCTGAAATAATTTTTCATGCCCTACGGTAGGAGGATTAAATCTACCAAAAGCAAGAGTGAGGGTATCACTATTTGCCTTTTTTTCACCACCAGTCTCCTCTTCACCACCTTTCTTTTTACTTTGTGGTTCTTTGTTCACAGACATTGTTTTTGTCTTGAGAACCGGAGTTACTTTCTTTGTATTTGGAGTTTGATCTGGATCTTTACCTGGTTTCTGATTTTTATTAAAGAATTTTAATTTACCATCTTCTGTTTTAGCAACAAACTCCCCAGAACGATTTAACCAACCGCCATGTCCGTCGCCCTTTAGTCCAAGTTTTCTCGCCTGTGTTGCAGCTTGTGATTCCGCTTCACTAAGGAACTGGAAGAAACTTTTCATTTATATATGATTTCCTATATCTTATTTAGCGTAAGTGAGTTTGCCTGTCTCAATCATAATTTTATCTACATATTGTCCCGATCCATCTTTATAGTTTCTTTTCTTAAATCTAAATTTAAAAATAAAATTATTACTATTAGATTCTCCTTTTGGCATTATTCTAATATCACCTGCCATTTTCTTTGCAACCAATTTAATTGGTTTCCCTTTATCTCCATATTTTCTATACGCTGCAAATTGTCCTGGTTGCATTTCTTTTACTTTACCACCAGAGGATTTTACATCAACAACCTGTGCCATATCATCTCCAAAGATCGCTTCCTCTATAAAATTAAAAGCTCTATCAGTAAATTTTGGATCATCACTATTAACTAAATTATCAGAAAGTAATTCAAATAATGCAGAAACATATTGAAGTTTCGCATCTCTTTTGGCAGCCTTAATATTTGCCAATAATGTATTTGCTTTTACTGCTGTTTTTCCTCTGGGAGAAATGACTGAATACATTGCTTCCAAACCTTTAATGACTCCAAGGTTGGCAACAGTTGATGAGTCGCTCTTGACAGAGATATTGATTTGATCTTTAATTAATTCTCGCCCATTAGCAAAAATAGTTACAATGATATCCGCTTTGACATTACCATCTGCTTGCTCTCCGGTTACTCCGTCAGCTAAAACATTATACCTTATGACATCAGTTTCTTTATTTAAAAGAAATTTTTTCTTTGCGATGATTAGTCTTCTAAAAAGAATAGATCCTCTAGACGCAATTAGATTATCTACTTTTTTTGCTAATTTTCCATAATCTCTTTTTTCTTCAACATACTTAGAATATTCATCACCAAATCCAGGATAAACTTCTGCAGGTTTGAGATAAACTTCCAATCCAACTTGAATGTAATCGGCAGGATTATCACCTCTCTGCTGAATAAAATATGGTTGCCCATTAGACATGTTAGGATTGAGATTACTATTACCAGGGGCAATTTCATATCCCAATGGATCATCTTGGGGGAACAATCTTTTGATACCAATTCTTGGTTTAATGTTCTCCAACAATACTGTTTCTTTTCTAAGTTTACTTATATTTGATTTTACTTTTTGCATGTTCTCCCCATCATCAGGGTCAGCAAAGATCATGGCAATATACATCGCCATGATCCCTTCGATTATACTACCTTCCTTTACACCAGTAGCCATTTTTTTAACTATTTAGAGTTTTACTCCAACAAAAGAATCACCAACAACTCTAGTATATTGTTCTAACGTACCATCTTGCTCACACTTAAGGTGCCAACGTGTCAATACAGTAACACCATCTTCGGTAGCACCAGTCATCATATGACGACCTTGCTTAGTCATTGACGAATACAATCCATACCTAGTTTTCCAAACATAAAAAACATCATCAATCAAGTTAGCACCTTCTGGTACTTCTATTCTGTCAGTTGCTGTCTGAATCATCTTCCTTCTTTTTATTAAATCCGAATGGACCTTCTTTTTCTTTTTGCTCTAGAGCAAGTTTTAACGCAAGTCCACCGACTGCTTCCATAACTTTAAGAACTTGTTCTGGTTTTGCATTTTCACCAAGTTCTTTAGATACGTACCAATACTTAGGCCAGAACGTTTCTCCAGCCTTTTGATAATCCTCAAGTGTTAGTAGTTTCATCTTTAGTGTCCTGTTGTTTTTCAAGTTCTACTTCAATTTCAGAGTCAAGTTTTAAAATTATTCCTCTCAATTCTCTGACACGTTCAGAAGGAAATTCGAAAGAGTCATCTTTAGTTTGAAGATACAAAGACTGCCTGAGTGCTGCTGCTTCACGCAGTCCTAATTTAATATTCATCTTCCAAACCTCTGATCCATTTTTAGTTTAATAAAATACATTCCCAATAACCAAACGGAGAAAAGAAATCCTTCTCCGTAACTCATAGTATTCCATGCATGAACTGCACTATCCATCAGACATCACCTTCCTTACGGTTTTCAGAATAATACGCATCAAAAGTTCCCTCAGGATATCTAGCAGAGAGTTTCTCAATATTCATATCAAGAATCTCATCAAAGTTGGTGTCCAATGCCATGAATGCTTGAGCAAGATACCAACAGATATCACCCAGTTCACGTTTCATATGAAAGACATTATCTTCACTATAAGGTTTACCCTGAAAAACAATCTTCTTTACAACTTCAGTAAACTCACCTGCTTCTGCAGATAACCCAAGAGCAGCAGTTAAGAGTTGAGTAGTATTAACTCCATTCGCTTCAAGTTCTGCCAATCGATTTGCCATGACTGCATAATCAAGACTTGGAGCACTGGTAGTTTGCTTAACAAATTCAGTGTAATTGTTCATAGTTTTCTTTTTTAATTGTTCGCGATAAAATTCTTTAGTCCACCCATCATTATAAGGTGAGTTTGCTTCAATTTTAAGTTGGAGTCTATCCATTATCCTTGATATTCGGGGGTGAATGGTTGTTGTTGATTTTCAGGGAGAGATTGTTGGGTTGATAGTTTTTGATCAGGAAACATCACGTCAAATTCTTCATCAGAAACTTCTTTCCAACTACCACCAACACCGCCGTCCATATTAACGACGATATCTTTACTGCTATAACCATCGGCTACTACAATACTATTTGTTGGAAAAGATTTAGAAGGACTCATATCTACTATATCACCGGGAAGGGGATTAAACATATAGTAATGTCCTTCCCATCTATTGTTTCTCATATTGAGAAGATTGACAGCATCTTTTTGACTACCACAATCAGCAATTTTTTCACCTCTGGGATTAAATACCGAATAGTAACCGTTCAAAACTTAAATCCCTCAAATGATTTTTTAGGTTTTTCATCATAATTATACTCTTCTTCTTGCCCACTGTCAACCACATCATTCTGCGCCGACTGTTCACAATCGTAAAGACGCATCTTAGAACGATCAATACCAACCATAAATCTCTTATTGACATTTGCATCATTATATCGATTCTTCAATTGCTTCACCATAATCTGTCCCAAGGATTCGAGTTCTTCAGTTGAAATAAGGGCAAACATAAGATCAGCAGTAGCAGGCAAGCCAAAGGACTCACTAGTATCAGTAAGCTCCACATCAGAGCTGCCATAACCAGAACGGGTAGTCTGGGTGGCAGATACGATAGGTACTTTCGCTTCGACAGCGAGTCCTCTAAGCTCTTCAGCAATCGCTTTAATATATGAATATGAATTGACATTGCTGTTTCCGCGATACCTGCTGGAAGCACATATATTAAGGTAATCAATGAAAATAATGTCAGGACGAAATGATTTCTTAATAGCGAGTTCATTAAGAAGTCCACGGAAATGTCCAGCATGAGCACTAGCAGTTGGATACTCTTTAATTATAAGAGTGCCTTGAGTCTTCTCAGCAAGTTTTGTTACCTTGCTTTCAAACATCTGTTTAGGTAGATCAGTTATCTCCTGGATGTTAACATTAAGAAGGTTAGCATCAATTCGCTCCGCAATTTTCTCCTCAGCCATTTCAAGCGTGATGTATAATACGTTTTTCCCTCCCAAGAGTGAGGAAGCTGCCATATGGCACATAAACAAACTTTTGCCGACACCAGTGCCAGCGAGAGCAATGTTAAGTGTTTTATTCGGCAAACCACCCTTCGTAATTTTATTAAAATAGTCAAGATCAAACGGGATCTTATCTTCCTTCCTATGATAAGATTCATATCTTGCCTCATAATCTTCAAGGTAATCATGTCCTACATGGCTGTCAAATGATACTGCTAAAGCATCTGATAAAATAGTTGGAATGGCATCTCTATTTTTCTTTTCATCATTACCATCAGCAATGTAAATAGATTCCATCAGTGCCAAATAGATAGCACGATCGCGACACCACTTTTCAGTAGTAGATATTAACCATTCAAACTCTGTAGGTGCTTCTTCTAATGAAGAAATGAGTTGGGTAATTTCTTTAAAATCACTATCAGTGATATCCTGACGCTTCTCTGTTTCGATACAAAGAATTTCTTTGGTAACTGGTTTATTGTATTGCTCTACAAACTTAAGAATCTCTTCGTATACAACCTTTTGACTACGATTCTCAAAGTAATCTGATTTTATAAACGGAATTACCTTACGGACATATTCCTCATTATGAAGTAAGTTTCTAAGAACTAAAAATTCAACATTATCCATAACTGAATTCTTCACTAGCAATTTGATCCAGTTTTTCCATTATCTCTGGGGTAAAATATTGTTCTGGATCTTTGTAAATTGCCTTAGCATAGACTTTCTTGCCATCCATTTCATAGCGTCCAGCCACATTCTTCCAAAGTCCACCGAGTTCTCCAAGTTCCAGCAAACCATAATACTTATCAAGTCCACGCTCATCATAGAAAAGACGAACAGTAACATCTTTATTTTCTTTACTTAAACGCGACTTAGCAGTCTTAGCCTTGATAAGATTTCCAACGACTTCCGTTCCATCCTTTTCTTTCTTTTTACTGAGATAGATGATTGTAGATGCAGCATACTTGAGTCCACTACCTCCACCCATTTCTTTCGTAGGTACATAAGATCCAATAACATCGTAAGTGTGGTTAGTAACAATCATTGGAATTTTAGCCTGTCCCAACTTCAGGGTTAACATTCTGAAAGCTCCTTTAACCAACTGTGATTTAGTCATATCACGAACCTGTTTGTCATCAAGAGCATCACGAATCTCTTTCTCTGTAGATAACATACCCAAAGAGTCTAGCACAAACATACAGGGTTTCCTATCTTCCTCTGATGTTTTAAGGTAGATATCAACAGCTTGTAGTGCTTTCTGTCTGAATTGTTCAACAGTAACTACATTCACTACAACGAAACGTTGTAAATCAATCCCTCTACTTGTGAGAAGAGACTTATTAACTGCTGCTTCAGTGTCAAAGTACAAACAGTAACCGTCAGGATTACTATCCAGAAAATTCTTAACCACAGCGAGACTAAAGAAAGTCTTGCCAGTAGAAGACTCGCCAGCAATGGCAGTAATCTTATTCCCAGATACACCACCAAATATGCTACCTGAACAAAGTCCGTTAAAGATGTACGAACCCGTGTCCACGTAAGTTTCGGTTTCGTCGATGTCTGCTGCCAGTTGGGTGTACTCATCTCCAATCTCTTTTACAATCTCTTTAAGGAAATCCATAATAAATTAAAAACTAAAAATTTTTAGGGTGAGTAATAACCTCACCATGTATTTCATCAACATGTGCATGATCAATGTTGATGTGAGCACCAGTTTCTAAAACTGTTGCAATTCGTTCAAGTGCATCAGCAATTCTATCTATTGATGATACGTTTTCATTAATCATTCAAATCACCATCCCGTGTTGTTCTCTAAGTATTTTCTTGTAAGGTCCTCCAGGATTTGCATCCCTAACCTCCTTGATCTTATTCAATTTTTGATAAAGAGACGTATCGCCACCTAATCTCAATGCACTAATAATAGTGGCAAGTTCGTTGTCGCTAATAGGCAAGTCCATTATCCAAAGAAAAGTTCAAGGTTTACAGTTTTTTCTACATTCCATCCAATAGAATCTAGGATGGATTTCAGTGGTTCAAGGAATGATTTCTCAAATTGTAAGTCATAGTCAACGTACTTGTCAAGATTTAATTCCTTAGGAAAGTATTGAATGAAAGATATTACATTTTCATGAATGTGATTTGGTTTTTTCAAATAACAGAACTTAATCTTTTCTCCATTTTGAATTAAAGAATATTTGGAATCTAGTTTATTCTCTTTGATGTAGTGATTATAAAGAAGTGCTCCCCTAGCATGAATAGGAGTTCCTTTGCTGTAGATAGTAGAGTGTGATCTATATTTCACAACATCAGAGACAGAGCGTGGAAAAGAAACATCTTCAGGAGGAAGTTTCTTAAATTGATCACGACTGTCATCAATGAATTTAATCATCTCATCTTCAGTCCCAGTCATCAAAATTTTAAAAGCATCCTTCAACATTTTACGACAAGGAGCTGGAGTTGATGATTTAACAGATTCAATACCCATCACTTTTAGTTTAGGTTCTTCATATCGGACACCCTCACTATCCCACACGTTTAGAATGTATCGCTTCTTCGCAGTCCAAATACCACGATCAGCAATATTCTCACGCTTCATTTGCATTTTTTGATCGTATGCCGATACATACGTCGCCAAATCCGAATAACACTTGTCAATATACGGTTCCAATTTGTCACTACAAACCATATCAAGTAACTCCACAATCTTTGCTTTGTCGCTAGAGCTATTAGCAAGAAATTTATCAACAACAGGTCCCATATTAAGATAGATGGAATCTGTATCTGATGCGATGACATAATCGTCGTCTTCTGTTTTTAACAGATTATTTAGATATTTGTTCATCTTTTGCTCAATCCAACGGATTGAAACTTGTCCAGACAACGTGATTGCTTCTGCGTTTGCTAGTTTATAATATCTAAAGTATTGATTACCAATAGCACCATAAGCAGAGTTAAGAGAGATCTTTTTAGCCATTTGAATGTTATTACATCTGGCAATCTCTTTCTCAAGTTTTATGGTGGGGGTTTTTTCATATTGTTGTCTTGCCGCGAGCATTTTCTTTTTAAAGACAACTCGATCCCCATACATCTTCTCCATCAACTCAGGCAAAAACCCACGGACATCTTTACGATACATTGCACCGTTGGCACAAATCGCATTGTCCTTATAGAGTTCAAAATTTATTTCTTCTTTAAGAATTCTATCAACTGAAGCTGTGGG